GCATTGAGGTTTGTCGCGCCGTAGCTGATCGCCTCGCCGGGAGCCAACGGGTAACCAGTCAAGACCGTGACGCTGGACGGGCCAAGGTAGATCGTTGCCGCATTGGTCGAAAGCGCCTTAATGACGACACCGTTGACCAGAGCATTCGACGCCAGCGCGACCGCGCCGGTGGTGGTCAGTTGGCGGCCTGCGATGATTGTCGGCGGGTTGGCGCTGGTAGTTGGCAATGCCCCCTTGGCGATCGTCTCCGGGTCGGCGTCCGCACCTCCTCCGAGGTCGAGCAAGACCACTTGTGTCTTGGCGGAGGTCGCCGTCTTGGCGACATTGCGGATAGTATCGCCGCCGGATGATTGATTGAGGGTGGTATTATCCGTGGCCATCAGCTCATCCAATCTATGATGGTTCTTCCAGCGATCTTCCATTGGATGACGCCGACACCGGGATCGCCGCCAAGTCGCTGAACTTTATTACCTGATCCGACGCCAAAAAGCGAGAAGTCCCCTGCCGTCGCGAACAGCCTGCGGCTGCAGGAGTGCGTCGCTGGGGAGCCTGCCAAGGCATAGAGCCCGGTCGTCGCGCGCAGCCCGCGCCCATAGGCTAGGACTACAGGCTCTCCGGTAAGCACAAACGCGCCTCCGGCAGCCGGCGCGCCGTATCCTCGGAATGATGCTCTGCCCGTCAGGGTGAAGCTGCCAAACTCAGCCGGTAGAGTCGTCGCGAAGCCGGCTGTCAGAGCTGCAGGCTCTCCGGTGAGCGTAAAGGCTCCACGAGCTGCCAATAGCGCGCGATCACACCCGAGCGCCGCAGGCTCTCCGGTGAGGTTGAACGCGCCGTAGGAGCTGGAGAGAAGGTAGGTGCGTCCAAATGTCGCGGGCTCGCCGGTGAGGGCGAACGCGCCGTAGGAGCTGGAGAGAAGGTAGGTGCGTCCAAATGTCGCGGGCTCGCCGGTGAGGGCGAACGCGCCGTAGGCTGCTAGGAGGACATGCCCACCTGCCGTGGCGTGCGTTAGAGTGGCTGCCTCGCCGGTGAATGCGAAGTCCCCGTAGGCAGCCGAAAGTTTGTGGCCTTCCAGCGCCCCGGACGCCCCTCCGGTGAGGGCGAAAGCGCCGTAGGCCGCTGAGAAGACTAGACCGCGACTAAATGTCGCATCTTCGCCGGAGAGGCTGAACGCGCCGTAGGAGCTGGAGAGAAGGTAGGTGCGTCCAAATGTCGCGGGCTCGCCGGTGAGGGCGAACGCGCCGTAGCTCAACGTGGCGATACGGCTGCATCCGAGGGTCGCCGGCTCGCCGGAGAGGCTGAACGCGCCGTAGCTCAACGTGGCGATACGGCTGCATCCGAGGGTCGCCGGCTCGCCGGAGAGGCTGAACGCGCCGTAGGCGGACGTCAGGAACCGTCCTTTGCTGACTGTCGCCGGCTCACCGGTAAGAGCGAACGCGCCGTAGGCTGCAGAGAGCTTACGCCCTTCCGTCAGGACTGCCGGCTCGCCCGTGAACGCGAACGCGCCGTAGGCTGCGGAAAGTATGATTGCTTGCTTGCCGGCTACGACACCAACGCCGGGGATCACATAACTCCCGGAAGCATCCGTGACGATGACGGACCGCCCTGCGAACGAGCCTGAGAGAACCCGCGCGCCCATCTCAGGTGATCACAATGACAGGATTGATGTAGACCGTCGTGCTGGCCTTCCCGAGCATCACCCGCCCACGCACCCGCCCCGCGCGCTGAGGCGTGAACGTGACCTGCAAGTGCTGGTAGACCGGGGTCGCCGGAGAGCTGTTCCATGTCGCTGTGGACGTGGTGACTGCAGCGGAAGAGGTCAGAGCGGTCGTGGGGCGACTGTTGGCGACCGTGACCAGCGGTGTGCCTGACGCACCCATGTACTCCAGCAGCAGCCAAATGTCGTCGGTGTTAAGAGAGGCGCTCGACACGATCTCGACCGTGGCTGTCTTGCTGACGCCCGTAACCAGATTTTCGACGTCGAACCAGAAAGTCTCCAGCGGAGCCACCCACTTGTCGATCTTGGTCGAGGCGGAGACCATCTTGAGGCTGAACGCGCCGATGTCATCGGTCGCGCCACCCGTCAAAACGATCGTGCGCTCGGTGGTGACGTTGCCAGCGATCTGCGCATGATCGTTACGCACAACCGACCCATCCCAGCAATTGACCATCTCGATGATCGGCGCGTTGCCGCTGGGTGTTCCTGCCAGCAATGTGACGCTAGAGGCGATCTTGCACCCCTCCAGTAGGATTTTGCTGGAGCAGGTAGCGCTGTTGGCGTAGGCCAGCGTGCCGCTGTAGCCGCTGAAATCGACGCCGACGCAGTCGATCAGGCTGGTGGAAGTGCCGAATGTGAACAGGTTGGTGACAGCGGTTCCCGGCAGAGGGGCGGCGGTGTTGATCCATGTTAGATCAACCGAGACGCCGAAGTTAAACGTCTGCGCCACGTGCGCGAAGGAGATCGACGTATTGTCGAGAATGATCTCCGCGTAGTCTGCCGCCCACACTTTGTACAGCGAGGTCGCGCTGGAGATCACCAACGCGCAGTTTTTGAGGTAGAACGAGCCGTAGTTCACTTGATTGAAGCATATACTCCCGGCCGACGCCGTCAGCGTCAGCCCCTCGATATGGACTGGCTTGGCGCTGTCGAGGTACAGGGCTTGGAAGGTGATCGCCGCACCCGGGGTCAGATCGGCGGCAACCGGTGGCACCGACCCGGCGCGGGTGACGCTGAGTAAAAACGTAGTCAGCGTGGTCCAGCTGCCGGTGATGGTGGAGATGAAGTTGGTTGAAGCCGCCGTGGTTTCGCTGTGATCGCTCGACAGGAAAATCTTGTCGCCAGCGGTAGCAAAGGAACTCGTCAAAACGTCGGTGACGGTCGAGACATCCCCTGCCGCCCCGCTCCAGCCATAAGTGTCGCTGTTAATCGCCGTGAACACCGCGCCATTGGTGGTCGTGCCGCCAAGAGTAAAGCCCCATGTCGGCTCCGTGCCTGTCGTCGTCCCGCCGGTGGTGCAGCGATAAGCGATCCTCTTGCCAGCGACAGCCGCCGTCGGCCGGATGATCTGTCCGACCGTGTAAAGCGTCGTCCCCGCCCATGCGGGGATGGCGGCATAGGCAGCACTCGATACATACCAATTAGCCATAGGAGCCTCCTACGGCTAAGCTCAAGTCAGCTGGAGCACGCCTTGGACACTGTCCAAAGTCACCGTGAAAGTCTCGCCTGCAGCCAGCGTCACCGCCGAACCGTAGTCCCAATAGCCCACCAAGTTGCCTGCCGCCGCCGTCGAATTATAGAGCGCAGCATAACGGAACGGGCCGATCGAGCCGCCGGCCGCTGTCCACGTCGCCGGATTGGCGAGGATCAGCTTATAAAGCCCAGCGGCTTGGGAGCTGGACGTCAGAGCCGCGGAATTGCCGCCAGCAGTATAGCCGTTGCCGGCGCTGATCTCGGTGAGGTCCGTCTTGACCGCGTTCGTCGCCACCGGCGCAGTGTTGGTCAGGAGGATTTTGAGGGTGTCGGACCCAAAATTGTGAACATGGTTGCAAACATCGGCGACCATGATGTTGAATTTGTTGAACGCGGCCAATGTAGCCTCCTGTGTTTCGTGTTGAAGTTATGCCACAAATCAAGGCTTAGCGCCAGTTACCGAAGTCGGTCAGGCGACGTGTCGCCAAGTCGTTTGCTCTGATGCCGAGCGGCATCCCAAGACCCCTCGCCTGCGCCGCCTGCTGCACCTGTCTGGTCAGCTGCATTGGGAAGCCTTGGAGAGGTCCTACCATTCCGGGGTTGTTCTGGGCGTACTGCCGCGCCTGCTGCATCCAATAGGCTTGGTCCCCGCGCTCTCCTGTCGACTGAGCGAGCATCAGATGCCGGTCAATGTTCCCTGATCTGTAACTCCGCTGAGCCGTCAAGCCCTGCTCCGCCTTCACTGCCTCGTCGTAATCCGCCTTACGCGCCGGCTCGATCCCCACTGCCTGCAGCAGGTTTTCCCAGTGCGCCGGCTGGATCGGGAGCGGCGTCCCATCCTTGTTGATATATCCGTACTTCTCCGCCCGATAAGCTCCAACCATATCCCTGAGCGTTTCAGGCAGGATTTTCTGGAGGCCAAGCATGTAGTCGCCATTCATCATGTCCCGCGCGCCCAGAGCGGCGTTTGTCACATCTCCGAATGCTGCGCCAGCCATGGACCTCAGCCAGTCATGCTCCGCGTCCTCGAACTTGCGCTTCTCCTGCATCATCCGAGTGAAGGGGATTACATGCTGGAAGCCGAGTTCGGAGAGGTCGATCCCAGCAAACCGCGGCAGCCCGCGCGCAACAGCCGCTCCAACTTGAGGCCCGAACACGCTATCCAGCCAGTGCCGGTAAGACGCCTCGACATTAATGTCGTCCCTTCCGGTGAGCGCCGAAGCGATCTTGTCGTAAGCGCCGGACAGGAACCCTGCCGCCGGGAGCCCGAGCGTACCGGCGAGCATCATGGTTGACGCGGCGTGCGCCAGCAGAAACCTGCCGGACTCGATCTGGTTGGCCTTGCGCTCCTCCGGCGTGGCTCCGACCTTGCCAAACAGCCCGTTGAGTTCGCGGTAATATTGCGTCAACACACGGGTCTGAAACGCGGTGAAACTCAGCATCAATGGCGTCGCCTGCCCGAACGGGCCGGACTTCCCGGTGAGACGAGAGGTAGCGGAGGACGAGTAGTCCTTCTGTGACTGTAGAATGGACCGAGAGACGAAGTCCTCGACCGACGGCGCGAGCTTCATCTGCTGATCCTTCGGCAAAGAACTATAAAGCTCTCTCGCTGCAGCACCTGTCCAGATGCGAGGAATAAGCTCGGTATAGCGCCCGATAGCGTTCGCCCACCCAACCATTTTTGCGGTGCGCGGATCGCCTCCCTCGGCCGCGGAGGTCATCATGTGAGTGAACGTGCCGCCGGTATAATCCCCGTGGTTGGCATTACGCATGTGGAACAGCGCTTTGTCCGCCCCAACCGCCTTGACCAACTCGTCGTGGCTGAACCCGCCTGACTCGCCATACTCTCCCCCGATAACGGCGCGCGTCACCTTCATCGCCTCGTCGAAAGTCTTAGCGAGTGTTGGAACCACGACCCTATAGGGGAAGTTCTTGACGAACTGCGGCACCGTAAACATTGGTATCTGGCTCAGCATCATCAGGCCAACACCGGGAGACGAGCCTATGTGCGCGGTAGAAACCGCCGCCAGCGCCGTATCAAAGTATGGATTGGACTGTGTCCACGCTTTTTGCGCCTCACGAGTGATGATCTCGTCCGCGAAACGCTGCGCCGCCGTGGCGTTGCCATTCGTCATCGCTTCCGGGTCAGACTTCAACGCCTTGACGCCGCTACGCAAGGACTGCAGATTGGCGGCAATATCCGCACGGGTGCCGTAATCCGCCACCGCGCCAGCGCCTCTGAGCACGCGCTGGTTAAACGCCTTGAGCATATTCTCATCGAAAGCGTGAACGCTATCGCGCTTTTGCAGGCTCTTGGCCAAGGAGTTGTCTGACAGCACCCCCATCCATTGCCGCGTCAGAGCCCCGAGCGCCTGCGTGTGCGCCTTCGCGTAAGCGGCCTTGGTGACATCGTCCGCGTCCTCTGGAGGCTCCGGCAAGCGCTCCTGCAGCGCCGCGATCTCTCGCGCCAGAAACTTCGGCCCGACACCGGCCATCGCTACGGGGTCGTCGATTTTGCCGGACTTGATGGTGCTCTCCCCACCATCTTCCTTGGCGAAATGTCCTTGCTTCTCCAACTTGAGGAATAGGGCTGCCGCCTGCTGCTGCTGAGCAGCGGTGTCCACCCGCAGGAAAATCCGATCGGAGGCCAAATCTTTTTGCACTGTCAGACCATCGAAACGAGCCTCTTTCAGAGCGTCGGCGATCGCCGCAACCGAGACAGGGTTAGGACGCCCGTCTACTGTGGCGATGCGCCCCCCAGCGAAATAATCGCCGTTGCCGTGTGTGACCGGGAAGTACGCCGCGCCCTTCTCAACCTGATCTATTCCTTTGCCGACCAACGCCAGCTGCGACACAAGACCTTCCTGACTCCCGGGCTTGTCCAGCACGAGTTTATCAGCGAGATCGGTTAGCCCTTTGAGCCGCCCCTGCCAGAACTTCTCGGTCTCTGCCGGGCTGCCGTGGATCGCATCGGCGTACTGGAACTCCCGCGACGGGTTGACGACACCCTTCATCGACTCGGGCGACGCGCCCTGCATAAAGTGATGAAGCTGAGACGCCAGCTCGGCATACCGGGTCGCCCTCAGTGTGGTGCGCGCGGCCTCATAAACGTCCAACGCCTTCATCGAACCCGCGTCTCGATAGTCCTTATTGGCCTCCAGTACCAATTTCTGCAGATCGGCCGCGTTCGGCTCCTTCTGGAGCCACGTATGCTCCGCCCAAGTCTTTGCCGGGTCGACATCCCATGCCGACCAGCGCATCAGCTTATTGATCTGCTCCTGAGCCTTGGCTGGAAGCGCCGTGATGTCCTTGATCGCCGATGCGCCGACCTGCGCCATGTTAGATGCGATCATCCGCCGATCGCGGTTGAACTGGTCGTGAACCTCTCCCTGCCCGAGGCCATAATTTTTCAGCTCCCAACCGATATGCTGCATCTCTGTGGCATAGGCGCGGGCCTGCGCCATCGTCTCTTTCAGGCCGGGTCCCAGCTTCTCAAAGAACGACATAGGGACGGATTTGAGGTCCTCCCGCATCTTGTCCACGATCGGGTTCATGCTGCGCATGACTTCGTTGGCGTGAGGCACCGAGCCGGGGACCGGCTCACGCCCCGGGATCGGATCGCGGCCATCGGTCAACTTGAGCTTGGCGGTCTCATCCATCACCCGCCCAGAGATGTCCAGCACCTGATCGAAAGCATTTCTCAAACGTGGCTCGATACCGAGCATCCGCCCGAACGTGTTCTTGATTTGTTGCCACAAGCCGGGGCTCTGCGACTTGAGATAGGCCTGCACGTAGGGATTGGAGTGCGACTCAGCCATGAACTCGCGCGCGGGCGTGTCCCCCTCCCCCGGGGCGTTGAACGCATAGGCCAGCGTCGGGTCGGCCTTCACCTCCGGGGACGCGGCATCGGAGATGCGGGAGAATACCTTCTTGAACACCCGCCAGCCGGGCGAGTTGGCGTCGGCTGCGGCGTTGGACAGCGGATGGATGACCTCGTGCAGGGCGTCCCGCGACGCGCCAGCAGTGCGGTTGAAGGTGATTGCGCCGGTGCCCCTGTCATACTCCGCGTTTGTCGACCAGAGCCCCCCTGAGCCGTCGTCCGTCCCAAGTTTCAACGGCGCTTTGACCCCGGTCTCTTGGGCGCGGCCGAACAGCCGCGCGGCAATCTGGGACTGGTCTCGATCTGGACTGGTGTTGGCAATGTGGGCCAGCACATGCTGGATGTCGCCGCCGGCCTGCACCGTGTCGATCACTCCCTGATCCGGGGCGGTCTCCTCGACGCCAGCAGCCGATCGGCTGTACTGCTTGTCATCACGACGATGAGCCAGAAACTCCTCAATCGAAAGCGGCGACCCACCTTTCTTGAGGGCCGGAGCGACGAGAGAAGTCTTAGCGGTTTCGACAGGAGCTGTCGTGTGCGGAACGGTCTCTACCACGCCCGACCCGGCCCCCGCCGCACGCGCCGCAGCGGGGTTCACCAGTGGCTTGTATATGTCTCTCCCCAGTGCTTGGGAGCGTATGTTCTGCTTCCCCAGAGCATCAATGGTCTGCCCGAACTGCGCATTATCTCGGATGCCCTCCGCCTCCTGCGCATTGGCCGCAAGGATGGCGTCATTGCTGCTCAACGTAGGATTACGGCCTCTGGAGGAGTCCTCGTCGGTCTGCGCCGGCAGCTCAGTGGGCTTGGGAGCCTCAGGAGGTTTGGGAGCTTCAGGAGCAGAGTTCAGAAACTCATGCGCCTGCGCCGGCGTCATGTGTTTGATCTCGTCCGCCGTCTTCCCACGCGCCCGCATCTCCGCCTTCATCTTGGCGGTGATCATGAACGGAATGCCGCCATCCACAGTCCCGGCGGCCGGGGGCTCGGGAGGCTTGGGGGCCTCAGGCGTCCCTACCGCCGCGACCTTGCCATCCTTGAGCCCAAGTGTGCCCTTGGGGCGCTCTACCGGCCCTGCGGTCGGTGCGGGGGCCTCCTTGGCCGCCTCCGTCGCCGGGTCGATCCACAGAAGGTGGAATTTGTCTGTCCTCTTGGGGTTAGGGTTGCTCAGCGCTGCATCCCCCTCCTTCTTGATATCAGAAGGATTGTCAAGGTTCATCAGCTGCGCGGTCTTGTTCTCCCGCATGGACCAGAGCGCGGCATCCAGATCGGCACGCGGGATGTCGCTCAACTCCTTACGGAGCGCGCTGAGCCGCACGTTATCCTGCGCCGGCTGCCCGGCGAGCTTGTAGAACGCCTGCTTGATGCGGTCCTCTACCGGCCCTGCGGTCGGTGTGGTGGCTTCTTGGACAGGTGCTGGTGTTTCGGCTGCGCCTTCGACAGGTGCTTGGGCGGGGATTTCTTCAGGACCCGGTCGGGGAGTTTCGTTCCCGACGGTGTTGCCTTCTCGAACTCCGTCGACAGGTCTGGCCGGTTCTCCCGTAGCCATCGTCTCTGGGCCTCTGACTTCAGCGGCATTCTTGGCCTCCCTTGGCTGCTCAATAACCTGTCCGCTCTTGTCAATGATGCCGGACTTCAAGGCCAATGCCTCGACCACAGGGTTGTAGCCCTTGGCTCCGCCGCTCTGGATGCGGTTCCGCACCGCCTCGACCCACGCTTGGTCGTGCGACAATGTCGGGTCGGCCTGCATCAGGACGACCGCTTCCTTGGCAATATTCCCGACAACCTGCGTCGGCTTGACGTTTGCGCCTTTGAGTACCTCCCTCAGCTGTCCCTTGACGACCTCCGGGTTCGCCTGAACCGGCAAAGGCGCGGGAGCCTCTCCCGCGGTGTCGAAACCGGGAGCCTGCGGCCCGACATACCCCGGACGATCCTGAGGCACGCCTGCCGGCGGCAACGGCTCCTGCAGCGGCTGGCCGAAGAGTTCGTTCTGATAGCCCACCGGAGCCTGATTGCGCTGATCGTAGACCCCAAGGCTCGGCCAGACATCACCCTGTGGACTGACAAACCCACGTTCCGCACCGGGCGGCTGGTAGGTCAACTGCCGAGGAGGCTCGGGAGGCGTATAAACCGGCGCGCCGGGCAGCACTTCAGCCTCACCCATCCGGCGCTGCTGGAACGGCAGGCCCGGGTCGAGAGGGGTCGGCGTCGGCGGAAGAGGAGCCTCTTGGTTCCCGATCGTGGCGTCATCCCACCGGCGCTGCTGGAACCCCGGAGGACCTTCAGCAGGGACTTCAGGGGCCTGAGCAGGCGCGCCTGCAGGCTGCTCCGGCGGAACAGGCGTATCCATCCCGTGAGGCTTGTTTCCGCCGAGCGCGCCGCCAGCACCGCCGAACAGGCCGCCGATCGCGCCGCCGAGCAGGGCGGACTTGACGATCTCCTTGGCACGATCCGCGAATGGGGTGGTGGGGTCGGCGAACGGCTGATTGAGCGCCGTCTGGACGCCCGCCTGCAGCATATTGGTCGCGCCGGCCGCCGCGCCGCCGGTCAGCACACGCTTGGTAATGCCTCCAGCAAGCCCTTTCTCCGCCAGACCACGCAACTGCGTCGGCATGATCGCGCCGACCGCCGCCTCAGGAACGCCGACGCCCAGCGCCAGCGCCGCCTTGCCTTGATCAGGGCCTCCGTTGGCCAACTGCTCCTGATAAGCGCCGCCGGCCATAAGCGGATAGCCAGCCAGCCCGCCGCCGATCAGATGTCGAGCCCATTCTGAGCCGGCCGCTTCCGCAACTTCTCCAACCGCGCCGCCTGCGCCGCCCAAGAGCCTCGGCACAACACGCCCGAGAGCCGCCAGAGCCGCAGGGGCCTTAGCCGGAGCCAGAGCCGCGCCGCCCGCCATGAACGCCGCCAGTGTCGGAACCGCCTTGGCGACCTGATACCCCATGCCGGGGACTGACCACGGGCTGCCGGAGTGATCCGGTCCACCACCGAACTCGTACTGCGGCAAACCGGCCGCCTCTGACGCCGCGCCGAGCCTTCGAGCCCAGTCCTCGCCGCCTTCGGCCAGTGGAGTGATGCCGGTCGCGCGGCCAACCGCGCCGCCGAAACCTGCCAACGAGCCCCCGAGCCCGAGCACGCCAGAGGAAAGGCCCGCGACCAACGGGTTTGAGCCCATCGCCGGCTCAGGGGGAGGAGGGGCCATCTTCGGCAGCGAGTTGAAGAAGTTGGCGTCAAAACCAGCCATTTTACTTATGGTCCGTCAGAGAAAGAAGGCTGTTGAAGAATGTGCCTAGTTGTGAGTTGGCATGTTTACGCACGTTGTACTGGTAGATCAGTTGCTGGGCAACATCTCCGTTGGCCGGGTCAGCACCGAGCGCCTTGAGCTGATCCGCCGGGAGCTGCAGGGTCCTCGGATCGACGACGACATCTCCGTTCTTGTCCTCGGAAACCCCGTGCATAGCTAGGTCAACCTGCCCTCTTAGAATATCCGTCGAGAGCCCCTTGGCTTGATGCACCGGGTCCGCAGCCTGTGTCATCTGCGGAGCGAATGACCCGACCATATGCGCGACTTGGTCACGCGAGAAGTGCCCCGTCCTGATCAGGCCGGAGAGTTGAGGCGGCAAGGTCTGCAGGAACGCCTCCCTGTCGGACATGGGCTGCTGCGCGGCTACAGCTTGCTGTGCGACTGTGCGCTGCTGCCCCCCGCCTTGTGGAGGCAGTAGCGCACCGCCAATCTGGGGGTTACCCATTTTACCAAGGCGCTGCATCTCAGCAGGGGACCACATGGTCATACCTTGAGGTCCGATGCTCTTGACCTCTCCGGGGGTGTACCACTTTCCACTGTAAGGGTCCTGACGCTGCCCGGGCACGCCCTGATGCTGCTGGCCTCCCAGTGCGGCAACTATCGTGCCCATGGGAAGCCCATTTTTCTCGACATACGCGCGTTCGCTTGGTGACGCACTCTGCCCCTCAACCCTGTCGAATGGGTCGCGCCCGGTCGGGGCTCCTGATTTATAAGGGGAGTATCCTTCTGCCCAAGGGTTTGGGAACATAGGGCTTGGAGGCTTTACTTGTGCGCTATTGTAAAGGGGGCCTCCCGCACCTGCCTGAGGAGCCGCAAACATATCCTGCGAAGAAGGCACGGGACCTCCCGGCGCAGCTCGGGCATCCTGCACAACAGGTCTTGTGGTGGTCCAGGCATCTAGCGGTCGGAAATCTCCGCTATTGTCCATCTCGGACGCCCGCGATGCCTCGTACTGTCTCTGGCGATCATGCACAAAGCCCGGCTGATAAATAGTCTGTGTATTATTGAGACTGTTCCCGGGAGAAAGCGGGGAATAGGGCGCTGGGTCTCCAAAAGACCGTGGCGTCGCCTTAATAGCGTCCATCACGACATCAGCGTTGGTTGGAGCAGGTTGCCCCGGGGACGCCGTCTGCGCGCCAGTCAAGCCTCGCCAAAACTCCTGCGCGATGGGCACAAGCGGGTCATGTCGCTGGGGGATGGGTCTGGTGGCCGAGTCAGCTACGGACTGATATGCGCTCACCGCAGCAGCAGGAATTGCCGCTCCAACGCCTCTCAGCGCGCTGCCTGCAGCAGCCGCATAATTCCCTTGCCCGGACTCACCTCCAGCTTGCTCAAATGCACGATCGCGCGCGTAGCCGAAAGTGCCGGGCGCAGGCCCGGGAGCCGCTGCAGGAAATTGAACAGGCTGCTGCGCAAAGCTAACTGGCGGAGCCATCTGCCCGGGATAGCCGGCGAGACCGCGAGGAGCCGCCCCGGGAGACATGCCCGGCATGTTGTCGATGGAGTTCACCTGCAGCAGCGGCGTCTGGGATGCGATAGCCTGACCTGCAGGACCTTGCGGAGGCTGTAAGCCGTTAGCCCCCGGGGGCAGCTGCCCGGGGTACACGCCCCGCATGGAGTCGATCACCGACTGGACGACATTAGAGCCCATTATTGTCTCCCCAGCTCCATCCACTCCGGCCGAAGCCGTGCTGAAGTGGCGTGAACATCTTGCGCAGCGCGAGCAGCCGCGCCTTGTGCGCAGCATCCTCGAACGACGCCTTGAACTCCTGCGCCCGCGCCGGGTCGCCCAGATCATGGTCGACAATGCGCAAGGCCAGATAGGCCGCCCAGTCCAACATCTCCAGATGATGACGCTCCGGCAGCTCAGGGACATCGGTCAGCTCGGTCAGCGGTCCCGACGGCATCCGAACGACACGCATCTTGTAGAGGTGCGGGGCATAATCCGCCGAGGGCTTGGGGAACAGGCGCAAGGTGATAGCGGAGACAGCGCCATCGTCCGTCTCCGCCAGCCCTTCATCGGTCGAGAACGCCTGCGGTCTGCCGGGGGGGAGCACCGCGATGGAGTTCGGATCGAAGAAGTAGGGGTCCGGGCGGAAGCCGGTGTTGAACTCGGCGTGGCCGGCGCGGACCATGTCGCCGCGATCGCCGTCCCGCTGCAAAGAGATGACCGCCATCACCGCTGGATCGAGAACGTACTGATCGACAATAGGGATGGTCGTGAACTGGGTGTACTGCGGCGTGACGTTATCCCGCAAGCACATCGCTTCGGTGGCGAAGCGGTAATAGGCCTGCGAAATATACCGAATAAGTGTCTCGTCGGACCATAAACGATCCGACGGACCAGCGATCAAATCGCTGCGATCGTACAAGATGTTTTCCCTAAGTTCCGTCAGCAACTCACCTAGGGTCACATCCGCCTCCTGTCAGGTCACCACGCGGTAGGCGTACTTCTGTCTGGATCGCCAGCCGGTGACTTGCTTGGTGGTCGGGTCGACCTGCGGCACCGTGATCACGGAGTGGTCCAGAATTTCCTTCAAATGCAAGGGAATGTCAACCTCCATGCCCGGCCGCAGCCGGTAGCCGTTGCCGTTATGGCCAAGAAACAACCCGGTGGGGGGAATGTCATCATTCTCCTCCAGCACGATGCGGACGGTGTTCTTGGCGATGGCCTCGGGAGCGGCCTTCTTTTTGAAGACTTTGGCGGGTTCGGGAGCCTCGATCAGGTTGCTCTCCAGTTCCTCAAGATTGGTGTCACTTGTCATCGTCGCTCTCCACTGACGCCGCAGCGAAAGCCGTATCATACGACTTGTCCGCCGGCATGGCCTTGTCGAGGTTCTTCTTCAACCACGACATAACTTCATTGGTTGTCTTGCACAGGATGTCGACCTGTGAGTCACGGTATGGCGTTTTCGGCTTACGGTTCTCCGCCTCGATCTTGGGATCGCGGGCATGGATGATGTAGCCGTTGGTCGCTCGTTCGATCCGCACGCTCATGTCCTTCTCCTAAAAGGTGGGCGGGGCAATTCCTTCAGGGGCATCCCCCCGCCCTTAACCGGCTGCTGGAGAGGCCAGCCGATTAACCCTCGATCTCGTAGATCAGCAGCGAGCTGGCGGCCGCGAGAGCCGCCGACAGCGTGATCGTCGAGTTGCCGGCAAGATCGGTCGAGACCGAGATCGCCGAGGTCGTGTCGACCGTGCGGGTGCCCGCCGCGACCGTCTTGATCGTATTGGTCGCCGCCATACCGCGATACCAGTCCCAGCGGATGTTGTCGGTAACATCCGTAATGGTGACAGCGGCCACCTCCGTGCCAACCGGGATGTCGACCACATTGCCGGCTCCGGTGAAGTAGCCGGAGATGTCGCCGTCGTCGCTGAACAGCGGGTTGCCGATCAGCAGATTGGCCGTGGAGGTGAAGCCGAGCACCTGCAGCGCTCCGGGGACGATATAAGTGGCCGGGAACGAGGACCCGTGAAACGTGACGTCGATGCCATTGGTGGTCATGGTGGGCTCCTAGTGTGTTCTGGCGAATACGCCAAAATGTTTCTCTGCTGCATTGCAGTAGGCTGCGTGAGCCTCCTGTCTGGTGTCGAACCGGCCTAGATGGATTTGCTTCCCGTCCACACGGATACGCGCCTCAAACTTCGCCACTCCGAACCTAGTAACCTTGACGACCCCTTTTGCCCCCTCCTTGTTCGCCGGCAACATGCTCTTGTTCGCTGCGTTCTGAGATGCTGTAGCCTCTCTCAGGTTTCCCCAGCGATTATCAGCCATATTCTTGTTCCGGTGATCTATTTGAGGCTCCGGCCAGCGACCCTCCATCCAGAGGAAAGCCAGTCGATGCGCTAAATAAAACCGTCCCTCGTACCTGACTGATAAGTACCCTCTGCTGCTCCGCGTCCCAGCGACCGCTCCTGCCTTGTGTTTTGAGATATTGACTCGCCACCGTAGCAAACCTGTCTCTGGGTCGTATGCGAACAATTCACGAACTAATTGGGCGTCCATTGTGTCTCTCCTTGCCTTTGAAGCAGGGAGAGACTATATTCACTACTGCCTGACCTCGTCAAGAGCAGACTTACGCGGTCGCTCCGACCTCAAGACGGGCCATGAACGCATCCTGAAGGATGACAGTCGCGGTCCAGAGCTTCCAACCTACTGTGCCCCGCTGGCCGAGCGGATCGCCCGGGGCCGGCTTCGGGTTGACGACCATTGGCGTCATCGAAGATTTGCCCTTGAGCGGGACGATGCCGAAGGCATCGCGGCCGAAGAACAGAACCGGATAGATGTCGGCGCTGGTGCCGCTGGTGGAGCGCATCGCGCCCTTCGCGCCGCCGGCATCCGCCCACGGAGCAAAGATGGTGGAGGTCAGGTAGCGGACCTGCTCGACCGAACCGATCTCGCCCTCGAACGGGGAAGTGTGCGGGCCATAGCTGGCGACCGGGATGAAGCCAGTCATGTTACGGACGTCGCTTTCCAGATCGGGGTGGGTGATCGCCATGTAGGAGGCTTCGACCGATTTGGTGTTGAAGTCCGCCGTCGAGGCGACCACCGTGGTGATCTTCTTGGCGTTCTGGCGGTTCAGGCCGGTCGTGACGCGCCGCTGATCGGCCAGCGCGATGGTGGTGATCACCGAGGACCGGCCCACAACGGCGTTGGCGTAGAACACATTGGTGCCGGCCTTGAGCACGTTGAAGCGCAAGGTCTCGACCGTCGACGCCGCCGACTCGCCGAGGATGTCGGTCATCTGCTGCAGGATCGGGTCGGTGTGGGTGTCCTCGATGACGTCGGTCATCGTCATGAAGTCGCCGTACTGGTAGAGCTGGACCGTATAGTCCTGATTGGTCAAGGTCGAGCCCGTCGGCGTGACGCCTTCAACCAGCGGCGTGATCGCCACCGGGATGCTGAAATTGGCGGAGGCGATGGCGTCCGGGCCAGCCGCGCCGGTCGCGCCGATCATGTAATAGCGACGGAACTTGGCGGTCTGCGTCGAATTGGTCGGCAGCGGATAGGTCTGGCCGAACTTCTCGATGTGCAGATAGGGAAGGGCGCGCTTGAGCAAGCGGACGACGGAATAGGCGGCAACTGCCGGAGATATATCTCCAAACGATGTAATCGCGGTGGCCATGATGGTCTCCTAATTAGCGTTCACATTGGGGTGTGAGAGCTGACTTGGGCCATCGAAAGCGCCGCTTGCTTGGCCTATCGAGGCGGTTCAGTGCTTACAGTGGCGAGTATGATAGTTAATTCCAGAGGTTATGTCTAGTGGGCGGGGGGATTGCCCCCCGCAACACTTCAGACTGCCTTGGCGAACGCAGCGAACGCCGAGTCGAAATCTTCCGGGGCTGTCTCGGCCACGTTGGACCGCGCCGATTTGACAGGCGCGAGCGCCGCGGCGGCCTTGCGAACCTGCGGAGCAGGAGCCGTAGGAGCTGCAAGAGCCGCCTTAGCCTGAAGGCCCGTCGCCAGTTTGTACCTCCCCACCAAGTCGGCCACCTCGGCCGGCGTGCCCTGCTGGGCCACCTGCATGTAGGCGTTCTTGATGTAGGCCGGCTGCTGATCGACCCACGCCAGTACGGGGTCGCGCACCTGATCGTAGTCCGGGATCAGCGTGTAGAGGTCGTTCAGGTGCGATCGCGTGGAGACGCCCGCCGTCTGCTGTTCCAAGGGGGCCAGCCGCGCGCTCACTTGCTGGAACACGTAGGAGATCAGCTGGCTATACTCGGCGCGCCGGCGCAGGGCCTCGGCCTTGGCGACGTCCGGCCAGTCCTTCTCGTAAGCCTCCAGCTCCTTGATTTCGTCGGGAGTGAACAGCGGGGCCTGCTGAGGCTGCGGGGCCTGCTGCTGGGCCGGCTGCTGGGGAGCCGGCTGTTCCCGCACAATCTGGGCGAAGCGCGCCAGAATATCCTCGCTGCTCTGCTGCTGGACCGGTTCCGGCTCCGGCTCCGGCGCGGGCTCCTCGACCGGCGGCGTCAGGTCCAGACCTTCGGCAGGCGCGGGCTTCTCAACAGGGGCCTCGGCCACCACCGGCTCAGCGCCGACAATGACTGGCGCGGGCTCCTCGATCGGCGTCAGCTTGGACGCAGGCTCCTCGTCGCCCAGCTTCGCCAAGTCCTCGAACATTTTGGCAAATTCGTCGGGTTCGTCAACCATTGGTGCTCTCCGCTTTCGGTGCGATGTCGGACATCTTGTCGGTCAGGATGCCGGCTAGAAAGCGCAGCACGCGCGCCCCGCCTTGCAGCGCCAGCAGGTCGTGGGCCGAAGCGCCGACCAGCTTGTCCTTGGCGTCCTCCAACTCAAGCTCCAGAAAGCGCCGCATCATCGACAGCTCCGCCGTTCCCCGGTACTGATTGAGTTCCTTGACCAGTTGAGCCCTCAGGACCCTGCTGCTGTCCACCACCTTGACCTCCCATGGCGCTCTCCACGCCCTTCTCCAGAATGTCGATCGCGGTCCTGATCTGCTCCGCGTCGGCGTTGGCCGCGTTCTTCTGCGCCTGCGCCATGCCCTTGGCCTCGTCCGCCACCAGCTTCCTGATCTGGGCCTCCAGCATCTTTTTCTGCTGCGCCTGCTGTTCAGCCATGCCGGCGTCGGCCTGCGCCTTGGCCCGCGCCACCTCCTCCTCGGTCAGGAGCAAATCGTCCAGATCGCGCACCTTGAACCGTTCGCGCGCGAACTTGCGCATATCGACGTTGACCTTCTCCTCGTCCGTAAGGGTCTGGGCCAGCTGGTCGATCTGGGAGCCGCGGACCTCCTTGGCCATCAGCGACGTCGCCCCACGCGCTATAACATTATAGTCGCCTTCCGGGGCTTTGTCAGGATTGAATTTTTTGTTGAACAGCACCAGCGACTGGATCACCGAGGTGGTGAAGGCGTCGAAGGAGCGGATGATGTCCTTGAACGGCAGCGCCTGATCGCCGCGCATCATCGACGCGCCGGCCGCCGTGCGCAGGGGCTCGGAGGGGGCCTGCGTCATATCGCCGCCGGTCGCCGGGCCGACGAAGGTCTCCATATCGGCGAACTTCATCCACAGGTCGATGATCTGCTGCAGCTCGTTGAGGTGAGCGTTGATCTCGACATTGCGCACCGCCGGCCACTGCGCCGTCAGGCCATCGTCGTCCCTGTACCAGTTGCGATAAGCGACGATCGCCGTCAGGTCCTGATCGGGCCTCAGCAACGTGGTGTTGATCTCCAGCTGGGGACCGCAGACGATCCCGGCGTTGTCCATCAGCATCCTCGCCGCGGCGCACACGGCCATCTGCGAGTCGCGCATGATGTTCGGCAGCCCTTGGCCCACCGGTGAGGTGTCGTCCTCGTCGAACAGGAAGGTATGGATGGTCTTGACCTCGACGCCCAGCTCCTTCCACGGGTTCATCACGCATTTGATGACATTCTGGTCGATCGTCCAGACCTCGGCGTCGACCTCGTCGGCCAGCTTGTTCTCCGGGACCTCGACGCCCGCCGCCTGCAGCATGACGCCCGAGATCGGGCCATGCCAGATGATCGCCTCATATTTCGACGACTCGGACAGCTGCTCGTTGACCACCACCTTGACGCCCATGGCGCGCAGCTCGGTCTCGTGGATGCGGGCGCGATAGTTGCCGGTCTGATGCGTGGCCAGATATTTCTTGATGACGTCCGGGAAGAAGTCCGGTCGGTCGGCCAGCTTGCGCAGCTGGGACCGGGTCATCACCTTGCGCCAGAAGTGCCCGTCGCCCGACTCCAGCGTCTTGGCCCCCATGTCGGGATACCAGTCCCACACCGAGCCGAACTCGAACTGGGGCTTGTAGGTGGTCTTGGGCATCGGCATGACCTGCCCGGACATCGGATCGATCTGCCATGTCGTCCCCTTCACCTCGCGGACGTAGGGACCGCAGAGCACGCCCGGGCCGTAGGTGATGCCGCTTTTCAGCACCTTGCGGTTCATCGTGACGTAGTCCGCGGACTGGTCGCCGCCGATCTCCTCCAGCTGGTCGAGGATCAGGGTGGAGAGCTGCTCAGCCCTCTTGTCCGCCAGCACTTGGATCGCCGCGACCGCGTAGTCCACGTCGACCTTCGGCTGGAGCCCGGCCTCGGTGTCTCTCTGGACCGCGTCCTGCACGGCCTGCTTGATGTCGTCCGGACTCATGTCCGGCGACGGGCTCGCCTTGAGCGTCCAGTTTTTGTCATTGCCGGGGAACATCAGGTTCATGATGCGCGACAGCACGCTGATGGTCTTGATCCGGGTAAGCCGCGGATATACTCTGGAGCGTGTAGGTGAAAGTTCACGTTCTATATCCGGATCATAGATCCCCAAATACTGACGTTGGTTACGTAACCATCTTTGCTCAGCTATTAGTCTATTAGAAGCGTATTGACTAAATAGACGATCTAAATTTTGCCCGAGGGTCTTCAGCTGCTCCGCATTAATCTTCTTGACCGGCGCGTCTGTAGGGTCCTCCACGGTGATGGACGGAGGATCGAGGTCGACCGTGGCGAGTGCTTGCGGCATTATCTCATTCCCCACTGGAGTTTAGCGGCGGATGTTACAGTCAAGTCGCTTCAGGATCAAGGTCATCGGCCTCGGACCCTTCGCCCGGCTGAACCTCGTGGATGCGCAGGTCCATCGTCGAGTGGATGCAGAACTCCTCCTTCGCCGCCGGCGGCACGATCCGCTCCGGCCCGACGGGGTTGCCGGTCTTCGGGTTGATGAACTGAACCTTCACCGGCCAGCCGTGGTTGGCCTCGACAGTCACTCTCGTCGTCATGATGTTCTCCCTATCGTTGGTGATATGTGCTGACATATGAGCTGGGCGGAATAAACTTCCGCTGCGTCCTTTGTCCTCCGACGCCGTAGCGCTGCTCCCTCTCAGTAATTCTGTGAAAATATCGGCAGAGGTAGCCGAACGAGTCCCCACTGTGGGAATAGGCGTTCTTTTCCGGCTCGATAGAGGCCACCACGTCGCGCTTCTGGTCCAGCCTGTATCTCCACCCGCCGCGCAGGGCGCGGACCAGCACCGGGCACATTTTCTCATCAATGCGCAGCGACGGCCCGCTCGGAGAGAGCGTGGTGGCGAAGTGGTCGATGGCGTCCAGCCGCAGCGGAAGCCGGTTATTCTGCTCGATCGACACCTGAAAATGGCGTTTTATCTTGTCCACGACCGATTTTTCGTCGGTTTGAGCCCGATTTGCGGCCGCCGGATCGGGCGCAATAATGAAGTTGTCGAGGTCCAAAAGCGGCCATCTGAGCTTCAAATAAGGCCTCAAACGCTCCGACATGAGCCTTTCCGCGCCATATCCGACCTGCACCAGCTCCCCAAGGACGATCAGCCGGCCCTCCAAGTCTTGCTGGCCGAAGATGAACGCCGACCCGCCAAGCCCCGGATCGAGCCCCGCCACCAACGGCAGGTGCGGGTTGAGCATCAGCCCCTTCGCAAGGTGCAGAGCCGGCTTGAACGACTGGATGACCGGCTTGCCGGACGCCGAGAAGCCCCATTCCGACTCGATGAACTGCTTGATCCACGCCTCGGACTTGCCAGCCATCTGGGAGGTGTAGTAGGCCTTGCCGCCCGGGAGGTTCTCGATGTTCTCCGCCTCCGGCGACAGACCGGATGGCTGCTTGTAATAGGTGGCGCAGGGCGGCATGTTCTGGTTCGGATCGTCGCACTGCCTGTGCAGGTATCCATAAGCCCAATTATCCTCCGTGGAAGGGTTGCTGGAGCCCCACATGCCCCAGTTGGTAGCTCCGCCGTCCTTGCTGGCAGGGTAACGTCCACAGCGAGCTGACAAGGCCTCTATGATCTTCCTAGGGACCTCCACGAACTCGTCAATGATGGCGAACGTCACCTCCAGCGAGAGCACCCGCCGCACGTCGTCCTCGGTGTCCAAGGGGCGAAACAGCACCTCGCATTCGATGTCGCCGAACTTGAGCGTGAACTTCTTGTCAGTCTCCCGCCATGTCCCGGCCTGCCCATCCTTGAACCAATAACTCCATGAGGCTATGGTAGTATCCCTTAACTGCTGGCCTGTGTTGCGGACAATAACCGCCTTGGTCCGCCGGATGCCATCAGAGCCTTTTGCTTGCAGCCCTGCCATATAGACCAGCTTCATAAATAGTCCAGTAGTCTTGCCCGAGCCTACAGCTCCTATAATCCAATCGTAAAACAGCTCACCGGGCAGGTAATGCTTGATGAATTTCTTGATGGTCGGCGGGGGTGTGTACTGGACTGTTTCAGCCATCAGCTCCACTTCCCGAAGTCGATCCCATCCTGCAGGACGCGCATCATCTTGGCCTCAGCTGAGAAGCCCCGGGCTCCAGACGCCTGCAGCTGATCGGCGCGTCGCCTGAGGCCAGCGTGATAATGCGCCGGGGCCAGCAGCTTCCCTAGCTGCACCAGCAGGTCCATGGTCGGATACAAAGGGTCAGGCTTGCCCACGCGTTCCTCGACTTCGGCCATGTCTCTCTCCAGAGGGTTAGAGGTTGATCTGAATGGAAAACGCATTGGCCTGCTGGGGCGCGTCATTGTTCCCATGGCCAGCGGCCTTCCACGTCGCCTTCACCAAATCCGCCCGGACGGCGGCCGGCGTGTCAGGGTCGTGGATGATCCTCCACGAAGTCTGCAGGAGCGTCTCCGACTGCAGCTGGGCCTTGAGGCGGAACCCCATGCCGTCCGCCTTGAGCATCTCCGCGTACTTGACCACCGCCGCCTGAAACACCTTGTCCAGCCGCAGGCGCTCCCACTGGGAAGCGTCGATGCCATACGACTCGCAAATGTCGGGGACGGTGTGTTCCCGGAGCGCTATCTCCAAGGGGAGAGTTGGCGGCCAGCCCAAGGCGGCGGGGTCACCGCGGCGCTGAACCGCCGGCAGGTGGTCGATCTCGCTCTCCAAGTCGAAATCCACATCCATCAAGGGATCGTTCCGCGCGGCGGAATGCCGCGATGGCTGAAGGTTATACTCCAGTCTGAAATTTTTGGCCAGATTTTTTGGAGGGTCTTTTTGGGGGGGGGTGAGGGGCGGCCTTCCCGGTCCAGCCGTAGCCCCTCAGAACTTCTAGCGATCCGGTTCGAGCTTGCGCTTCACTGGATTGCGGTGCCGTGTCCTTTGAGTTTTATAGATGGGGTTGGCGGGAGTATCAAGGGGAATTCGGACTGGGCTGGTGGAGTTTCAGGTTCAAGTACAGCTGCCGGCGGCGGAAGTATTGGCGGTTGTGGTTGGAAGTTATAGAATTCAGTTTTGGGTCAAAGTTGTTCACGGCTCCCTCAAACAAACAAAGCAAACGCCCCGGCCCCCCCTGCCCCCACCGCCCGGAGGGGTAGTAATTCTTTCCAGACCCTCTTAGCCCCTATGTTAACCATTAACAAGAGCTTACTTGACATTAACGCATAGATAGTGCTATACTTTATACATGGTCGAGAACGTCTCGGCCAAGACGAAAGGAACACGTTATGACCGCTACCGAAACCAAGCCCGTCGCCACTTTACCGGTTGTCGAGGCTTCTATCATCGTTCGCTTCCACAAGAACCTTGTCGCCGCCGGGCAAGGCGTGCAAAAAAACCGGGGCATCATTGCCAAGGTCGCCGCTGATCTTCCCGCGATTGTGCAAGGTCTGGACAAAGACCAGACGACTAGCGCGCGCCGCGATATGTACATTCATATCATCGCCGGTTGTGTCGCTTCGACGCCGACGGCTGTTGAAGCCGCGTGGAAAGACCAGAAGACGTGGTCGCCTGATTGGCTGTCGGCGTATGGCAATGCGCGCTCTATTGTGTCACAGGCTTGCGACGCGGCCGTATGGACCGATCCTGTCATGATCGCCGCCGTCGCCAAAAAGGCGGCTGACAAGGCATTGAAAAAGGTTGCGCCTCGCACGCCCAACGGCGCGACCAAGCCGGAAACCACGCCCGCGACGACTACGCCCGCTGATTTGAAGTCAGTCGTTTCGACCGCGCCCGCTGATGATCTGGCGCTTGCCTTGTCCAAGCTTCCTGCATCAACGTTCGCGTCTATTCTGGCCAAGGCGGCGCGCATGTCGTACTCCAACGGCTTGGACGCGATTGACGTTCACTTTGCCGATGCGATCATCGCGGCCAGT